TTAACTTTTCACCACTGGCGGTATCTTACCGCGCGGCTCAGTCAACAGTTTGCCCGTTTTTGGATCAATCCAGCGGCTTAGTCCAGGCACACTGTGCGCATCGACTAAGCACTGCAAGCAGTCGTTGTACATCGAGCCTGGGTTAAGCTGCGGCGTGGTCTTGCCGACATGTAGAGTAACGCAGCCGCAAGCCTTGCATTCGCGAAAGTACAAGCTGGATTTGGTGATGGTTATTTTCTGTAAGTTCATGGATTGATCCTTTGTCCTGGATAAATCAACCCTCTATTAGCAATACTATTTCGTTCAGCTAGCCGCTGGGTATAACCAGAATTACCGAACAGCCCGTTCGTGCCATGCCAGCCGTTCCTCAACGCGATGTCGCCGAGCGTATCGCCGCGACGTACAACATAGCCGCCAGCGCTTCGCTGAACGTGACCTGTCGAAGCCGGCGCACTAGCGCGTGGTGCCTGTGCTGCAACTCGTGAATTAACAGCTGCTTGTACTTTGGCCGGATTGTAGCCAGCGGCTTGTAAACGGGCTACGCGGTCATTACCGCTGCCGTACACACCGCGCAAGACATCTGCGACAACTTGGTCGTTTACTGCTTTTGAGCTGGCTACTGGAGCTGCTGGCGCGCTTGTAGAGCCATTCCAGATATTAGGTCGGTAGTAGCCGATGATTGAGTTTCTATATCCACCTAAGTCCATCAGATTAAACGCGTTACCGACGTAGATATTGCCTGAGCCTTGGTTTTGACCGAAGAACTTGCCCTGGTAGTACATGGCAACGTGTCCATACGTCCCACCTCCGAAGATTGCCCAGTCGCCATCTTTCATGCCAGCTTGCCCAGCGTGCCACGTAAAGCCAAGCGCCTGGATTTCGCCGACTTGATTTGCGTATCCACTCGCTCCACCTGTACTAGTCGCCACAACACGTCCGCTCAAGCTAAACATAAACTGCTTAAAGCCTGCCACGCACTGGAGTCCATAGCCCTCATTGAACCCGCGGCCATTCATCGCGTTCACAAATGCTGCAGGGCTAGACAGGTCAGTCTTGTAATACACACCCGATCCCATTTGTGCCAGTTCTTTATCAGTCGGCTCGCAGCCTGAACCTTTGTCTTGCGGTGCGTCAAAGCCGAGCATACTTGCTACGGCTCTGTCGCCTTGCTCCTTAATCTTACACAAGGCTTGCTTCTGAGTTTCTGAGTACTGAGCTTTATTGCCATCGAATGTAATACTGCCATCAGGTGCTTTCTTGCCGAATACAGCGAACAGTACAATGACAGCGAAAATGAACGCTAAACAGACTACAATTAGATAGTCAGCCAAGAATGCTGCTACATTTTTATGAAAAGATTTCACTTCTGGACCTCGCTTTCGTCAATTCTTTTTTGAACAGTCGTGCCTCCGAGGATCATGCTAATAATGGCAGCAACGACAACCAGCGTCGAGGCTATTTGCTCGCCAAACTGCTCAAATCCCCATATCTTACCTAAAGACGTCGCGCCATATGCAAGTGCCGTACAAGTAGCAGCAAGTATTGACAGCTGATATTTAATTTTCTTTTTAGATTTCATTTTAGACCTCCTTGTCATCTATTTGATCTTGATCGAACAGTTTCGTTTGTTATATTCAAATCGGTTTTCAACCGCTCGATCTGCGATGATTGTGTTACGTATAACGCCCAGATAACGATAAGCATCAATGCGCTGCTAAATGCAGCTGCAACATACTTATCCATAAACCGCTTCACTTGCCCAGTAAAAGTGGCTTCATTAATACCTAGGTTCTTTTCGATTGCATTGAGCTGCCCAGATTGTCGCTCAACGAGATCAGCCAACTTTTGATATTCTCTTCGGCTAACATAGTCTTGATTGCGCAAGATATCTTTAATCTCAATGACATCGTCTTTGATATACTCAACATTCGCCTGCAAGGCTCCAAATTCTTTTGCTGATACGTCTGTGTTGCTCATAATTTTTCCAATAAAAAAGCGACCACATTTTGTGATCGCAATTTCCTATGTCTATATTATAGCACAGGTTAGTTTGAAAATCCGAACAAACATGCGAGGTAAAGCACCTCAATAAACCCTCGCGTGCTTGCTCGCATTTTCTACTTACATTTTAGCAAATATAATCTGATGGTTCAATCCTACCGCAAAAACTATCGTCAGCAGCCCGCGGCGACCGCAGCACATCAGAAGTCGACACTGGTATGAAATGGATCGATGGCCGCACAATTTACCAGAAGACATTTGCGATGGGTGGCTTGAAAGTCGCTGGTAAAACAACCGTGTCGCACGGTATCGCAAATCTTGGCATGGTCATCAATATTCGCGGCATTGCAAAGGAAGAAAGTATTGGTGCGACAATTAACCTGCCACACGCAGCTGACCAGCAAGCTTATACAGTGACAGTCTACGTAGACAACACCGACATCAACATTCAAACATACGCCGATCAATCTGGATATCGAACATCATTCGTGACGATTCAATACGTGAAGAAGACCTAAATAACACCGATCGCAATCCAGCTAATACCGTGATTTGCGGCGCCAAAAATGCCTGAAGTAGAAGCCGTAATTGTCGTACCTGTTTGATTAAACGATCCACACTCAATATTTGTGCCAGCGCCAATTTTCTGGTCAAAATCGGCTGGTGATGTTGGTGTATTATACGTATAGCCGATTAAAGCAGGGATCACCGCGTAAACCTCCTTAAATTTTTTAGAAAATGTAACCTGTACATATTGTTGTTTGCCCTTATTTCCATAAAATGAGACCCAGCCAGATTGGATTATTAAATTACCAGAAATAGTTTGAGCTGAATTATTGGCGCTGAAGGTTAAAATCTCCGATGTCTTAATGTCTTTTGGTAGGATTGAACCATCTTTAATATGCCCTGAAACTATCGTACCATCGGATATAATCTCTGGTTTATTGATCCTGCCATCTCGCAGCGTGATCATTTTTCGCAAATCAGTAATGTCACTATCAATGATTGATGTCGCGCCCGCTCGCTTGAGCACTCTCGCTAATACAATATACGGATTTGCTGCGCCAATTGCTGCTTGAACTGCTGACACGGTAGGGTCTGATGGCGTCGCGGCTGCTGCACCAGAAACTGCTTTCAGCTTAAACACATCGTTGGTGTTGTCTGTCACAGCCGTGCTTCCAGAAACACTGCGGTCAACATAAGCCACGATCAACGTGTTCGTTGGATTTGATGGCGACGCCGCACCTATACTAACCGTCTCAGTCCCTACGATATTGATGTCATACGAGGGATCTTTCCCAACCGAAGCCGTCCCTGCTTTAACTGTGACGTTCATGCCACTACCAGCAACCACTTCCATGCCATTTGCCACGTCACCATCAAGCGCATCTCGTAAAAATTGTGTCAGAGCTGCTGGGCTGTGCATACCACCACCGTAATTGAAAACTCGTCTTGTCATTTTAAATTCCTTTCCGCGCCCGCCAGGAAAGGCTAAGAAAAATTGCCACCGAACGGTCGCAATTTATTGACTCTATTATATCACAGATAACGTTCCTCTACCTGTTGCCGAGACAAAAAATTTAACCCTCACAGCTTGGTTTCCGTAATATTCAACTCGTACACGCCATTGCTGCGATTTTACGTCCGTCACGCGTCGGCGTACAGATGTTATCCATGGCTTAGCATTCGGGACTCCAACCAGTTCGCTTTTTACATGTAAATCCAATCCTGCAGCTTTATTATTTGGGCAAAATGTTACTATAAATTCTTTCTGACGTGTCAAATAAGGAGATATCGGCAATGTTTCGTCGCAGTCCCAAGTATTTCCTGTTTTTATCAAAAACGTCCTGACGGCGTCTGCTCCAACAATCTGCAACTCCTTCTTCTCGCGCTGCCGGCGCTCCAAATCTTTCAATTCACGCAAGAGATTTGGCTGCGAATTAACTCGATTCACTACCATGGTGTCCACTCCTCAAAGTTGATTGAACAATCATCATTTGCAATTACTTGAAACTTGAGCTGTATTGGCTGTGTTTTTGGTCCGAAAACTGGTATAAACCACTTTTTCATGCTGGATTGGCTTGGCGGCAGTGGAATGTCAATCATTTCTTTAAGTGCCGAATCTACACTGGACTCAACCGCCAAACTCGCCACTAAATTACCAGAGTTCAAGGCTCTAGCGGTAACAATGCAGACATTCCACCCATCATTGCTCAACGCCTGCCCCTGTCTGTATGGCGTGATTGACATATCCCAGCGGCTGTTTGTCTCAGACAGTCTCATCACAATCTGCTCTGAGCCGACAAACTGCGGCGTCTTCTCGTCATTCAGTTCTCGCTCCAATGCCTTTATTTCTGCAATATAGTCATTCATGTTTAATCTGCTTTTAGCCATACAATTTCACCTTCACTGATGTTTTGCCCCTATCAGTACTACGCAAGCGGAAGCGTACGCGCAGCTTTACGTCGTCACTGCCCATTGTCGCGTAATGTGCATTTGTCATGTATGTCGATATAATCTTTTTGGCAGAATAGTCCGTTTGGTCCAACAAATACTGCACTGAGTATATCGAGCTACTACTGCCATCGTTAGGTAGTCCAAAGCTCAGTCCAAACGACGGCGAATATCTTGGCTGCCAATCTTGACCGCCAAGCGATAACACCAGATATGGATATACTACCGGCGAATCCTGATATTTCGGCTCATATATCGTCGTAACCTCCAGCATCTTAGGGAACTGTAAACTGCCAGTCCCCGGTAACTCCGCCACCCGCGTTCGCGTCACCTGCTCTACGCCATTGACAACCTGCACAAAGTCAAACTCATCCCACAAATTATTTTCAGGCACCTGGTACGTTTGAATGCCCGACTTTACGCTAGTCAGCTGCGGAGTTACTTTCATCTCAGCTTGCTGCGCGCGTAATTGTGCCAGTAGCCCAATGGCAGTTTGCTCTTCTAGCTCAGTTAATCTACTCATCTTCTTCCTGCTGCGCGATGATGTCATCCACGCTTAAATTATCAAAGGTCAGAGTTACCTCTTCGGCATCATTTTCATCCACGTCAACCTCAATTTTTTCAATACGGTAGAATCCACGAATGTGCTCGAACATGATATAGCCATTCATCTCAATATAGATTGTGTCGCCGAGACCCACATCGTTTAAATCAAGCACACCGTCAGATAGCGTAAAGCTCGGCAGCTCGCGCACGTCTTTTAGTAGTTCTAGTACCCCATTTGTATTTTCTTGTAAAGTCGTCTCACGAACGACCGAGCTAAATGTTACAATTTTCTCACGACGATACAGCGCCTTGCGTGAATACGGATCGGTGGCGTATGTACTCGGTGCATCATCGCCGTTACCGCTACCAATACCAATCACATAATTAGCCAGGCTATCTACACTTCGCTCAAATCCAAAGCTGGCCACATTGCCTGGGTAGCTCAATCGAATATCTGGACGATAGCTTCCCATAGCGTCAAACGTGTTGAACTTTTTATCAGGCGTAAACTGAAAATCTGGGCCGTCAATGACATTACTCAGTCGAACCAAAAAATCCTTCACATTAGCGCGTTTTTGATGGCGCTGGCGCGGATTTTTTCCAAGCGATGTGAATTTACCGCGCCGAATACCGAAATCTCCGTCCTGCTTACCCTGGTACTGATTTATTACGCCCCAAGCAATATCGCCTTGGCGAGTATTATCATAGTCAGCATCCACATAAGCGTCCTTAAAATAATTGAGATAGCCAGTAAAGCTCAGCTCAATATCAACTGATGGATCATTTGGTGAAAATACCGCTTTAATCAAGTGTGCACCGACCCTATCTTTGCCATTTCGAACGATCCGAATGTCTGTTGTACCGACATCCATAAAATCGTATGGTCGCATACCAGTTTTCTTGACATACTCTTCATATCTCGCCAGATCCATTCGAAAGCTCACTGTCTCGGCGGCGTTGCGCTGCTCTGTCCACTTTAGCCCTTGTGCTAAGTGACGAATATCACCGAGGCATTTGCCATTTTTACTATAGACCTCAATTTTATACTCTGCCATAACCTAAATCCCTATATAACCGCTCCTAAAGCGTAATTCTGCCTCTGTTTGCTCGTCTTGCTCATCGGTCTGCAACTCAATGCTATTGTCGCCAGGTGCTAGCCCCCAAAAGCTCGAGCCTGCTGCCTGCGAATCGTACACATTCATCCCATCCAAGATGATTGTCCTGTTTTTCATATCAATTTCTAGCCTTCCACCAGCATCAACGGTCAAAATAAGCTCCATCGTCTGATTTGTTGTACGGTTTATTAGCTTCGGATTAGTGGCTTTGGTATGGATGATTATATTTGGTAGTATTGTCTCGTTCCCAGAATTATTGACCGTCGCTGGCTGCTCATCTGGACTGATGTACAGCGGTAGCGTGAATGGTATCGTGAACCCGCCCTGGCGCGTCTTGCGGATTGTCGCTAACAGCTCGCCGTCGCTGTTGTCATACAGCAATGGATCATCCGCCTTAAGGTTGATTTTCCATTTCACTAGATTGAGCAGTTTTTCGATCGGCATCTCCACACCAATTAGCACTACTTCTGTCGAATAAACCTGTCCGCCAGGCGTAATCACGCGAAGTGTTCCCTTGTCCTTTACTAGTTTTGCCAAAATTGTTGCAAACTCACGCCGCCGCTCCTCAGTTTCACGTACCGTCCTGCCGAAAATCCGCCCGCTAAACGAAATAAATCGCGCCTCATACAGCTGTTTTGTTGTCCAGCCGCCATTTCGTCCTAAGTTAGTCCCCTGCGACGTACGAATTGCAGGCAACCCCGCCAAACCTTCGATCGGCTCGTCGAGATGCATACCAATCAGTTGATCGTTTATCTGGAAATCGTTCAAAAATACTTGCCACATACTCGCCTCCTACGCCTGACTCAATAAATATCCTAAATCACTTGCTACCATCTGCGCGTCGACCTTGTCGCGCACGTTATAGGTGTTATTTACGGTGATATGTTTTGTCATACCTCCATCACCACTGCGTCGTCGATTAATCTGTTCAACCAGGCTTGCCATTTTGCTTTCTGGCACAACCCATTCATTCTGTCCACCGTCGCCAGCATAAATAATTGAACCACCATTGGTTGGCGGCACGATACCGCCGGTTGCTAAACGTGGAATGTGTAAGTCTGGAATATTGCCGATATGCACACCTGGAATCTTATTTATCAGCCCGATTGCTCCGTTAATCATACCGATGAATCCATTTGCCATCCGCTCGACCATGCCTAGTGCACCATTGACTGCACCCTTAACTGCACCACCAATAGTATCTCCAACAAAGCTACCCAGCCTGCCGAACATTCCAGCGATACTATTCCATACACCACCAAAGAATCCGCCAAGATTGCCAAATATGCCAGTAATCGCATTCCATGCTCCCTGAAAAATGCCACCAAACCAGCCGGCCACGCCGCTGAAAATAGACACTATCCCATCCCAAAGTCCCTTAAACCATTGTCCTATTGACGAAATTGTTGATGACAGAATTTCTACAAATCCATTCCATATGTTCTTGCCGGTTTCTGTTTGTGTGAAAAACCAGACTATCCCAGCCACAACTGCGGCTATCGCTACTACCAAAAGTGTTAAAGGATTAGCGTTTAGTGCAGCGTTAAACAACCATTGCACTCCAGTGGCTATTTGAGTAGCGACTGTCCACGCCTTTGATGCCGCGCTAGCTAGCCCAACTGCGGTGTTGTATGCGACCACCGCACCCGTAAACACACCGACCGCAACGGCTATTACTGTAAACACCGTGCTATTGTCTTTTATAAAATTTATCAGCCCAGCCACTGAATCAAGCGCCTTTTCAACACCAGACCCTAAACCACTGACGGTTTCAGACAAACTGCCGCTACCAAAGGCTTCAATAATCTTAGCGACACCGCGCGTTACTGCTGTTTTAGAATTTTCTATAGCCGTTTGGATGCCGCCAGTACTGTTCCGAGCCTGCTGCTCAAAACTTTGAAAGCCATTTGTGCCTTCTTTGTTGAGCTTGGTGATGGTGCCCATGAAATCATCCATCGATATGATGCCAGTTCGCATGGCTGTACCAAGCGCTGTCGTCATATCCCCGGTGCCGTTTTTGACTGCGCTCAGCTGTTCTAGTAGCTCTTTGCCTGTCGAAGACATTGGGTTTTTCTTGGCATATTCCTCTGCCTTTTTGAGGTATACATCTAAAGCTGAGCCGTTTTGGAAGAACGCCTGCGCGATCTGCTTCAGCTGTGCTGGCATAGCACTCTGCAGTGCACGCCACTCCATCATGTCTGGTTTACCTTTGGCGTATGCCTGCGAAATCTGCTCAATTGCTGTAGCTTGAATATCCATTGGCGCGCCGCCGGCTAAAATAGCATTGTTGAGCGCCAGAAACATTTCAGTAGATTTACCAACATCACCGTTCTTTGATGTCAGACGTTGAACCGATGCGGCTGCACTATCTAGCGAGGTTGGCAGACCCTTCAGTGCATCGGCCATTCGTGTGATAGCTTTTTTTGAATCATCGGCAGATATGCCGAGGTTACTCATTACCTTAGGGAAGTTATTCAAAATGTCCACGCGACGAATAGCGCCATCAACAGAGTTGTTGATCATATCAAAGGCTTTGTGGACGCCAGCAGAAATCAAATTACCAGCAGCCACTGAAACTGCACCACTGATCCCACTGAACGCATTTTTTGTTTTATCGCCAGAATCGCCAGATTTCTTCGTAAATTTATCTATGGCAAAGCCAGCTTTATTTAGGGCGGCGAGCAGTTGAGAGGTTTCACCTTTGATGGTTAGGGTCAGTTCATTCTTTGCCATAGCTAACTACGCCCTTTCGCTAATTTGTCGTAGGACTCAGTCTCTAATTTGTTCTCAACAGCACGCTTCGCCATGATTGCCTCTATAATCCACTCGGGCGTGTCCAGATACTCCTCATATGTCCAGCCGTAGTCTTTGAGAATTCCTACGATTACTATCGGTTCTGGAACTGCAGTTTTTGCTCGATACGCCCGCTCGTAGTCTTGCGCAAGCGTAGTTATCCTTTTGGGCTTGATTTAGGATCCAAAATTTCTTGCAAGGATTCAGAAATAACATTGAAGTCTTCACCGCTAGTCGAGTCCATTAATGCTTCATATGCTGCCTCAGGGCCGTCAGCGTCTTTATATCGGACAAGGATAGCCTTGATACCTAGCTCGATGGCTAAGTCAACGTCATCTTTCGCTTTAGCAAATTCTTTACGTGTACGGTTAGTGATCGCTGTTCGTAAAACAGCCTCACCTCCGCTTGGTAGTTGGATAGTTTTCGTGTCTTGCATAAGTAGCCTCCTTAATTAAAAGCGACCACTCTTGTGGCAAAAGAAAAATTGCGACCGAAGTGATCGCAACTTATTACTTGTATTATATCAAATTGCCTCTATAATTCATAATATGAAATCACTGAAACCTATCAATAAAAATACAAAGGATAATAGGCCAGATTGGAGAAAATTGACACCTACGTGGTTCATTGTCGCAATAATCCTTATATTCTTATGCTGGTTGCCAAGTGGACTAAAAGAAGCGGTGGCTACAACTCTAATGCTCGCAAGCATTATATTGCTCACAGTCACCATTTTTAAATGGAAGAAAATATCCAAGATTTCTCGCGTTATAGCTTTCTGCCTCGTCGTTGCCTTGTCTGGTATAGGAGGCCCTATGCTAACTCAGATCCGCGAAGCAGAAAAGCAATCCGCCAACACTCAGCAAACTAAAAACGAACAGCCACAACAAAAACAGCCAGAAAAAAAGCCAGAGACGCCAAAGCTCGATGATAAGCTAGCTCAAGATGTCAATTTCAAGCAAGGCGAGAAAGACACGGTAACAGAGGTAGTAGACGGCGACACTATTCGTACATCTAAACACAACAAAATACGCCTTGTCGGCATTGACACACCAGAGACAAAACACCCGCGCAAACCCGTTCAATGTTTTGGTGCGGAAGCTTCTCAAAAAATGAAGGATCTGGTGTCTGGTAAAACGGTTTATCTAGTTGCCGATCCCACCCAAAGTAGTAAAGACAAGTATGGTCGCGACCTATTCTATATCTACTTAGAAGATGGTACAAATGTCGCGTATACAATGATTCGTGAAGGTTATGGTCATGAATATACTTATAATTCAAACCCTCACAAGTGGCAGTCTCAGTTCAGAGAGGCGCAGAGGTTGGCTCGTGAAGAAAATAAGGGCTTATGGTCACCGACTACCTGCTCTGGCAATACAGAAAAATCAGCAACACAGCAGACTACGCCTGTCGCTCCTGCTCCGCAGCAAACTCAACCTGGTGGTGATATAAGTTTCAGTAGTTGCAAAGAGGCGCGTGCCGCTGGCTACAGTAACATGCGCCAGGGTGAACCAGGCTACTCCCCAAACCTAGATAGAGATGGTGATGGTATAGCTTGCGAGAGTGGTCGCCGCTAACATAACTAAAAAGCCCGCGCGATTGCGGGCTTTTTGGCATGTGAGATTAATAGGTATATTTATTCACCAACTTAGCAGTAATCGACTTATTGAAATCAGCCGTGTTAAGTAGCATAACCGCATCAATCTTCTCTGTCGCAATGTCGCTCACGCCATAGCTTGGCTCGTAGCCGCTAAATGCCGCTACAGCTATGTCGAACGTCAAGCTGGTATTGGTTTTTGTGCCAGCTTTGTTCTTGTCGTCAACGAATGATAGTCGCAAAGCCTTACGCTCATCGTTATAGCTCATTGCACGGTAGGTTTTGTCGCGGTATAGCTTCTCGATGGACACAGACACTTCAAACTCACCGTTCAGAATCTCGCCGTAGGTGTCTTTGGAATCCATAGTCTGCTGCGGTTGCAAGTTTTTAGTAATTGTTAGTGTCAAGCTCTTGATATCTTTTGCTTCAGGTGCGGCGTCAAGTCCTGCTAGATTGTCGGCAATCTTGAATGACGCGTGCTTTGCCAAAAATTCAGTGTCATCAATGGTATATGTCACGTTGCTATTAGCTTCAACGCTCTTATGGGACTTAAAAACTACCTCTACCTTCGGGAAGTCGTCAGGAGTCCACGTAAATGTCACGGAATCTGCCATCGCATAAGCAAATTGTGCCGACAGGTTTGGTTCTTTAATTGTCATAGTTGCTGAGATATGGTTGTTGTCATCCCTCAGCGTAAACAGGTGTTCTTTAGCGTTAGCGTCGCCCTGTATGCCAGTAGTGGTTGGTTTCTGTCCGAATGCTAGTGCTAGCCAGTAGTACAGTCCTTTGGCCCATAGCTTGGTCGAGATTGAACCGTCACCTTCAACCAGCACATCGGTCTTGCCGTTATTCTTGATGATCGTGCCGAGTGCCGACTCGTTCATCTTACTGGTTGGCGAATCCTTAAAGCTAATATCGAGGTGTGGCGCACCATAAGTTGGCACAACTGCCTTGCCTTTGTCGTTCGGGTCTTCCAGCCCAATGCCGACGGCGACTTTTCGTCCTGAAAATGTTGGCATTTCTTACTCCTTTTATTATTACCTAGGTAACAAAAAAGCGCCTCCTATAAAGAGGCAAAAAAGAAAATTGCGACCTTCGGAGACCGCAATTTGTTATCCTAATTATACCACAATCACGATAATAAATCTGGGCGGAACTGAGCATGCTTCACTTTGAATCGCACGATAGCTTCAGCGGTGAACAATCCCTTGTCGCGTGGTGTCGCGTCAAACTCAACTGTTGTTTCCTCGCCGGCATCAATCCATAGCCTTTCTCCTGGATCTTGATTAGCGCGTAATGCGCCGATAATACTATCTTTGCGCAGGGTCATGTCATCGTGCCGTTTTGCTACCAGCTCAACTAGCTCAAGGTGACTACGTGCGTCTGTTCCTTGATTAAAATCTTTGGTCATATCCACGACCACACACAAAACGATCGCCATATTACTCTCGACTTCGCCACCGGCTGAATCGTGAATCTCATAGTCGTTGTCAAAACTGATAAACGCCATCGGCCGTGTCAGCTGACTTTTATTTATAACAACGGGGTCGCCATAACCGTACCGCCCGCGCAGGATTGCCGGGCCGTCTTTTTCCAAGATGTCCTTGATCTGCTTGAGTATTGGGTCAACATATTTAGCCATGGTTTCCTCCTATTACATTATGTGGCGCTGGAATATGCGCGTTATTTCTCTTGCCTGCTGCTCTTCGATCGCCATCATCACACGGCGTGGCAGATATTTGCGCGGCTGACGTGATTGATGATACTTGAAATACGGACGCAAGTTAGATATTTCTGCCTGCTTCGTGTATATTCTGCTGCGAAAACCACGCCGCATTGCGCCAGTCTTCTCAAGCATTCGCCACGGGTAGGCTTTTTTACGGCGACGCCATTTGCCCCACACACCACCGTGCGATTCAAAGTTCTGGTCGATGACTTTCATCATGTAATCTGCGGACTCTTTGAGTGGCGCCTGCAAGTTTTTAGCCTTTCGTCCACGCGTATCTAAATCCCGCAAAACTTCTTTGCGACCCTCGACAGAAAATACTAGCTGCAAGCCCATCGCTTAATCCTCGCGCTCATAGCAATCGTCATTGCGCGGATGTCGCCTATCCGGAAAATCGCCGAACAAATCACCATCACACCGCGCACCAACAGCGCCAAGGCCAGCGCTCAAATCATCACTGCCATCACCACAAACGCCGCCAGACTTCACAAACTCTTGCATATCCTGTTTTACTATCTCTAGCCGCTTATAACCATCTTTGCTCGTGCCCTCAATGTCCTGGTTAAAGCCGTATTCACGGATCAGCAATCGAGCGGCCGCATAGTTGGTACACAGCTCCATTACCCTGCCTGGGATTTCGCGACCATATTTGCCATACGGTGCACAGGGGTCAACTCCCTCCATACTCTTATCGATCCACGCCATTGCCGCTTTGCGCGCCAACTCTACTACACGTAACGGCACGGAGGCGTATGAATAGTCAATCGTCACCACCGAATCATTCTTTGGCGCTTTTTCTAGTTCAATCACGCCAAATGCCTCGTTTACGCTAACAGCCTTAACTGGCACACCATCGACGAACACCACGAAATCATCAACAGTGACTGTATCGTCGAAATTACGATCGGTGATAGGCTTGCGGTCAGTTGTAAATGTTGTATTTATTCCATCAACCACGCCACTCAAAGCTACGCCATTTTCAACATGATGTAGCCCCGCCTCTTCGAGTATGTCTTGTAGTGTTGTGTAATACGCTATCATCTGCAATTTATACCTTTCTCATTCTGGCGGCGGAAATACTCCTATCCGCTGCCATGTCAGAAAGCTATTCGCTTTGCTCAGAAAGAATGTTTTTAACTTTCTTCTCGGCTGCCTCTTGCGATTTAGCCATTGTTACGCCAAATCCGTCAACCCAGAAGGCTTTTTCAGCTTTCTTGGTTTCAGATTTTGGCTGGCTGGTCTGCTCTGGAGCTTTCTTGGTTTCAGATTTTGGCTGATCTTCCATGACTTCCTCCTAAGAACCCACCGAACCGGCAATTAATCGATAATTTGCGTACGCAGCGTCAAAGCGACCGTCAGTACCCCAAGTGTAGACGTCCTGGTCTTCCTGGCGATCTTTCAATATCTGGCGCAGCGGACCAGCTTTGCGGCGCTCAAACACCTCAACTGGCTTAACCTTTCGACCCAAGCAGGCAACATACCAGCTGTTGTCTGTAATCTGCGGAACAACCAAAATCTTTGCGGTGTGATAATTGGTGTTGCTCTCTCCCCCGGCGAGATTCTCTTTCTCAACAACAGCGCGTGCCTTGCTTTGCATGTTTGGTCCGACGATTAACGTGTCGACGAGATAGCCAAATGATTTGCCGTTTTCAGCTTTCTGGGTCTGAACTTTCAGGCAAGCGGCTTCGTAATTAGCAGCTGTCAGGTCGCCAGTTTGCAGATTGCCGTGCTCAGTAGAGAAGAAATTGTGCCCATCGCCAGACTTCGTAACAAAGCCTTTATTGATAGCCTCGACAGCCAGTGCCGAGTACACTAATTTATTCTCAAGAGCCATCTCTTCAATGGCAGACTTGTAGATGCCCAAATCGTCGTCCTCGACGTCCGCGCCATCAATAGCAACAGACTGTTCCCATTTACCGATTTTCTGCATCTCCACACCGAACGAGAACGTACCTGGTCGGCGCTCGCTTTCCCACCGCCTCATGCCTGGTACGGCGGTTAGGTTCAAAATCCGCGCGAAACCAGATTTGTTTGGGGTGATGGCATACAAATCTTTTGCTATGTCGTTCGACTCTTCGCTCATTGCTTTGCGGAAAATTGTCTTGACGTACAGGTCCGCGCGACCGAGCTGTGTAGGATTCAAACTCATTTTCTATTCCTTTCTATCGTAGTTTAACTCGAACCGATGTAGTCGATTCAATTTTAGTAATAATCCCGATGGCTACAGCGTCATTGCCTGTTGCCAAACCGACAGTATTGTCATCAACGAGTGCGACATTCTTGCCTACGTTCGCTTGAACACCGACAGCAGCCGCACAGTTAAAGCTCACCACACCCTCAGTGTACACGCGCACCAGTCCACCAGTTACGGACTCCTGAGCGACACCTACAAAAGGCTCTTTTGGAGCGCCAGCATGTGCATAGCCGTTGCTTGCGATTGTCACGGCAGCGCCGTGAAAAATCTTATTTGTTCCCGCATCAACTTCAACCAAATCACCGGTTTGTCGGCTGTCGTCTCGCGGAGCTGTTAGATTAGCCATTTGCTATTCTCCCTTTTCCTGACGTTTAGTTTCTTTCAAATCTTCTTCGCTCAAGCCGAGGTCTGTCAGGCTTTGTTCGTCCTCGCTTAGCTGAACTTCATCGCCGCCACCGTTGCCTTCGCCGTCAGTTCCTTTCTCGTCGGTCAAGTTCAGCTTTGGACTTACCTCGATAAACTCACTTAATAACGCATCAACGGTCTTGGTTTCATCGTCAGATAGGTGGATTTCAGTGCTTGATGCCTCAGACAACGCCATGAATGCGTCCTTTTGAGCCGGCACTACCTTGCCATCACTCAGCAACTTATTGAATTTCGCCTCAGCGTCGCGCTTTGCTGCTGCAGCTTCCTTTTCTGCCAGAACAGCTTCGCGATCAGCCAATGCTTTCTCGCGCTCAGACAACTCGTTTTCTTTGTCATTATCTTTTGGCGCCTCAGCGTCGGCGATTTGCTGCTTCACAGCTTCTGCTTGGTCTTCTGGCACTTCAATCTCAGCACCAGCAGCGACCGTTTCGGTTTTGTTTTCGCCGTCAACCGCGTAGGTTACTTCAACATCAAACTCGCGGTCATTCTTAATTTTTACTGTCATAGTCTTGTCCTCCTTTTCATAATCTTGACTATCACTAAACAATACTGCCGGTACTTCATCGGCAAGCGGCACAAATCGCCGCATACCTTTAATGTACGGGTCAACAACCAGCCCGACATGCTTCAATAGCGGCCCGACAAATTTGCCGGTCTTTTTGTCGAGGTAATTGTCTTCAAAGCCCATTGATACATCAGGAATATTGCGGTTCTCAATACTCTTTGCGGTCTCGTCGTCTCGTATCTCGATGACAGCGTTGATTCCATCGTCAGTCAGCTCCATATTGACCATTTCACCTCTATTCCAAGCCGCCAGCTCGGACGAATTCCTAGGATGACCCAGTGGCACTGCCACAACGCCATATTTGCCGCCGTCAAAGTTCTCTTTCAGCCGTTTGCCAAATAGCTTATCAAGCACCATCCTTTTTGAGGTGTTGTTTGGATCAACATACTCACCGAACTGACAAATCTGCTTCTTGAAACGCTTATATTTACCGCCCTCATTGTCGGCTAGCTCTACCTTTGTGTCTCGATTGATGAAAACATGCATACTCATATGATTTCTCCTGGCTGAACCGCGACCGCACGCAGGCGAGAAAGTGGAGTTTTACAATATCAACTGTAAAATGTTTGTGTTGCAATTATTCAAGAGTAATTCACAGAGGGTAACTTCCGATGTCAAAAAGAAAAATTGCGACCTACATGCGATCGCAATTCATTACGACTATTATACCACAAAGGTTATGTTAGCAACAACTATTCATCGTTATCTTTGGATTTAATAGCTTCAGGGTGCTCATTTAAGTAGTCAGAGTCCATTTGCCAGATGTGATGTAGACGTCTGGTTGTTTGGCTCGGTTTGTAATTTGGATCAGCAAGGCGCTTTTTGGAGCTCTCGTACGATTCGTCAATCTCTCGCAGTAAATCCTCAGTGAGGATACTGTCGTTGCTGTCATCCAAGTATTTTGTATCGTCCGTCATCTCCACCTCTGCTACTATAACTCCATTATCCCTCTTTGAGAGGTTTTTTACAACAAGCTTCTTGCCTCGCGACAGTAGATATTCTCGTTCATTAACTGTTGAATTGACATTATTATCTGCCAATGTTTTCTCAATGTCCAAATATGGCATATCCTTTGGGGCTCTGAAAATAAACACATATTTATTCGCTTCAGACTGCTGTGCAAACTCTATCGATATTCTTGGGCTAGTAGAAGTAGATAGAAAATTAGGATTATCAACAATATCGTTAATCGACAATTTTGATTCTAGCCCGATACCGCGATATAGTACGATATCTTTCTCCAACTTTGTTTTTTTAATCGCTTTATCCAGCTGTTTAATATCAGCCTCAGCATACGGATTCATAGGATGATTGCCCAACAGCGCCTGGTTGATGTTGATGTATCCATTCCCTTTATACGACTCAATGCTCGATAGTTCAGCCTTTGTGTATTTCAGCGCCCCAGGTATCGTACTTGCCAGCTCAGCTTTAGTTGTTCTCTGGATATATTCCAGCCGCTCAATGAGCTTATTATCAATCCCTGTTACCGCCGGCAACTTATAGTCCTTGTTTAGCGCTGACACCCTCACCCAAATGCAACCACAGTTGATGTGCTTTGGCGGCCGCTGGAACGTAGTTCTGCGTTCGTTGGCAGAAATCACCTTGCCGTCTAGCTCGGCGCAAATTGGACAGGTGTTTTTCTCCATCCGTGCCGACCACTGATAGACAGCCGTGTCGTCATCTTCATCAAACGATGCGAAACTATCGTCGCGCCCGTCATTCATACCTTGCGAGATAATCGTGCCCTTGGTGCCGAGTACTGCTTGAGTAATCCAAGCGCTTGTCAATAGCCCGATTGATTCAAGCAACGCATGGCGGGTGTTTTCGTCAATATTACCAGAGCTAATAGTATCTACAACATCCTCATCAACGTCATCATCAGCTAAATTGATCGGCCGCTTCAGTTTCTCGCCAGCGATGATACTGCGCACGTCTTCAGTCTGCATGTTGATAATGAAATCAACATACTGTTTTTCGCGAGCTTTGAGCTCTTTCTTCAAGGCTGGTGCAGGCAGCTTCTGCTCATCTGCCGCGGATAACTTGCCATAGTTGTAAGCCGTGCGATAGTACTTTGCAATCAGTGCAGAATAGCTAGACGGCAACGTAAAATCCTCGTCAAGTGAGATATTAGCGACAGCTTTGCGCAACTCCTCGGTGGCGGCAGTCTCGAAATTACTCTCTTTCTCAGCCCTCCACGCCACAATAGCGTCAAATTTGACGCGTTTCTCGGCGTCGGTCATCTCACGGTCAATTACTACGTGCCCATGAGGTTCAGGTGCCGCTACCTCATTAACAGTGCTGTCGTCCTCGCCTAGAAATTTGTCGGCGTCGCCGCCAGAACCTCCATTCCCGTTTTCGCTATCAGGCGTAGTGTCGTTATCTGTTTTATCGTCTTCTGTTTCCTCTTGCCGTCGTTTCTTGACGGCTTCAAGGTCAATACCCAGCCTGTTTGCTGTCGATTCTTCGATTCCAGCAGCAATATCATCTGACACCTTGTCTTTTTGCACAAGCAATTTGAACGCCTCAAACACTGCCGAGATGATTGATTCATCTGGCGTGTCAAAGTGAAATTCTGGATAATGTCGCTCAGCAAAGTTTAGATCAACCAGGTCAGCGATGAGATATTGGTTGATATGTGCTTCCAGCAGCCGCATGACACCAGTGATGGCGGTGTGTAGTAGATCTTTCTGGTTCGTGCTCAGACTATACGAGCCAACATTACTTGACGAGCCCTGGGTTGCAGTTAGAATAACACTAGCATGAAACGCTCTCGCCATCTCAGAGTTTTGCCGTTCGATCGACTGGTGCGGGTCGCGACCTTCAGTATTCAATACGTCAAGTTTGTAACCGTATGGCAACGACGCTACAGAGTTGCGCTTGCCGAGCCTACCTAGCACCTCAAGCGCTTTAGTGCGAGCTTTCTTCAGCTGATCATCAATGACGCCGTCAACTGTACGCTGTAAGACCTTTGGCTTAATAGCGTCAGCCTGTAAAGCAATGCTGTCCAAATATTCTAATCGACGTTTTTTGTCATAGCGTGGATACAACGGCTTGAATGCGCTCCGGCCATAAAGATAGCTGCGGCTCTTGCCGTAGGTAAACAGAAAACATTTATATGCTGGAATAGTCACTTCATGATAGATGCCATCTGCGTCAGAGGCTTTCTGTCTTACCCCGCCAAAGCCGCCTTCACTATCGCGAATAAGCGTTAGAGTGGTGCTGTCTCGGTGCGCCAGCCGTTTAATTACTAACTTATCTCCGCGCACTTCATAGACCTTTTCAAATAGTGCAAACCCTTCGTAAATCGCAGCCAATGACTGGTCAATAAATAAGTTTATCGGTGTTTGCATACCACCCTTATGCGGCGGCTCCAGCAAGTTGCGGCGCACAAACTCAGCCTGCGCCTCACCTTCATCGTTACTGTCAGCGTCAATGTGGTACGTCGCTGCTAAAATACTCATGGTAAAGATGTTATACAGCGCTTCAACGGTCGTGTCGTTATCAAGCATTTTGCGGTAGTCTTCAATTTTGATGTCGTCAACTCGTGACTCCTCGCGATCAAAGCCTTCAAAAACAATATCCCCCGCAAAACCAATTTCACTCGTCAGGTCTTTTGGTTTCTGCTGGTTGCTGATTCTATTAAAAAATGCCACTGGTTATCTCCTGTTTCAGCGGCTGCCTTTCCCAAAGAAAATTGCGGTTACTCAGCCGCAATTCATAGCTTGATTATACCACATAATCATCATCCGACCAATCTTCTTCATCTTCATCATCCATACTTCTCTTCTCGTGGTACGACCCGCTCTCGTCAAAACCGTCAGAGTCTTGACCTACCCCCTCTACCAACAGCAACCGCACCGCATAAACCACCATGTCCACCATATCGTCGTGTGTGCCCTTCGGAAATTCAATCAACTGCTCGCGTAACGCTTGCCCATTCTGAATATCCTTTACGATATATATCCTGCCTGCCTCAAAGAATCGGCTCACAGCTAAGAGTCGCCGCACCTTGTCCTTATCGGGCTTCAAGCCAATGACAGGTAGTCCCGCCAGCAAATCCCGGAACACCAGCCCCAGCGCGCCCTCCTCTATACCAATCACCTGCGGTTCGTATATTTCATCAAGCTCTCTCACTGTGTTGGCAGTTACGCTTGGCGAGGTTCGTTGGTTGCGTATTGCACGTATGTAAACGTTGCCGTCTGCGTACAGATCGGCAACGCCCATAGCTGTCGGGTCGGCAGTCTGGCGTTCGCTGGCGGCGGGGTCGATTGTTAGCACTCGTGCTATCCTTGAGTGTTCATCTGGCACCTGGCTCGGCTCGCATTCCTTAATCCAATCAGGCTTGATAATAGCGTCCTCTTCGCTGAATGGCTTGTGCTGATACTCCTGAGCAAAAGCAATACTTCCAATGAACTCCTGATCGCTCGGGTCATCTCGCATGGCTCTCAGTTTTTCCAGGCTGCGGTGCTCCGGCCACAGAGCCCGCTCTGTACCGTCCTCTTCCGTAGTGATTGCGTAAAACACCCGCGTTTGCCAGCTCTTGAAAACGTCCTGTTGCTTCATCACCTTATACACGAGGCTGTCAAAGTGAAGAATCGTACCAATAATAACAGCTCGCCCGCCCCTCGCCAGTGCTGGTATCGCCGCCTTAGTAAACCAATGATACAATTTCTGGCGTTGCTCAGCACTCTTGATGTTTTCGTCATTCTCAATATCGTCAAATATCATCAGTGTCGGCCGTGTATGTCTATGGCGAATACCGCGGATTTTCATACCAGATCCTTTGGCGGCATATTTAATGCCGTTGCTCAACACAAACTCACCATCTTGCCAATCATCACCTTTCATGTCGCCGAATAGCCATCTAATTTTCGGATTGTCTTCAAACTCATCTTTCAGTGCATTGATGAACTCAGCCGCTTGCGTATACGTATCACTGATTATCACCACGAACTCTTCCTGCTTAAAGCACCCCGCCCACAGCGGATACGTCATGTCCACCGTCGTTGATTTTGCGTGGCCACGCGGTGCGATAACACCAACTCGTCGGTTTTCCTTGTCGCTGATCAGGTCTAATATCTCTTTGTGAAACGGCGGCGTTTCTAGTGGAAAATACGGCCGTGCGATGAACCAGCCAAACAGGTGGATATTCTCCCGACGCTTGAATATCGCCACCAGATAACGCCGCAGCTTGTCGCGGTCAGTGTTCCAGTATTTGTCGCAAAGCCGCAGAATATCCGCTCTGGTGATATTATTCAAAGATGGCTGCTTTGAGCTCGTCGTCATCAATATCACCTTCCTCTTTCGCTTTTCTCAGCTTCAGATCTCGCTCATCCCTCCAGCCGCAGACGTTTTTCATAGTAAAGATAGCAAAGCTTGGCGGCGCAGCACCACTCAAAGCCACGTCGACGATGAACTCGCGTTGCAAATCCTTGGCGGTATCGTAGGCTTCGGCAAATTCTGGATGTTCAGCATACCAGTTTTTCAGTGTATTGCGGTGAACGCCAATCTTACGTGCAAAACCTTCAAACCACGGAAAACGTTGCGGCAGGCGGCGCGAGATGTATTTGCCGCCCTCGGTGCCGGTTATTTCCTGCTCTCTAATAATTTCCAGCGGCTCGATTGAAAAATAGTCAATGAGCTGCTGGCAATACTCTGGCTTATATTTCGTCGGTTGTCCTGGTTCTGGCTGCTCAGGCTGTTTTGATGGCTTGACAGGCGGCTTTTTTGGCTTATCCTTAACAATCCCGCGCAGTTGCTGCTTCGGGGATTTGCGGCTAGACTGCTTGCTACTTCGCCTGTTCCTGCGCATCATTTTTCTGGTTGCCATGATAATTTCTCCAAATAAAAAAGCGGCTCTTTCGATCCGCAATTCCTAGGGCTATTATAACATAAAAGAGGCGGCACGTAATTCGCCGCCGCCTCAGTCAACCTTTTAGGCGCACACATATTATTGACGTTTACGCCCATTATGTTTTAGCTAGCTTGATTTATTCACGTCATGAACTAAAGTCAGCTCGTAAGATTTTCTAGTAAAATACTGAATAGTATTGCCGACGATGAGCTGCGGATCGTATTTAACCACGAACACTCCATTTTTATATCCAACAACTACACCCACTACTACTCTGCCGTCTTTATCAATGTTTCGAGCGAACGCCACTCTGTCGCCGATTTTTATTGTGCATTTCGACGCCAATATGTCTCGCTCTCGCTTACGTACGTCAGCCATCGCCTTAATATTTCTAATCAGCCCCACTTTAAACCTCCTTATTACCTTTACTTATACTGCAGCTTCTGTGTGCCAACTGGCAGTTCTTGATTGTCGTCAAGCCGCCTTTGCTAATTGGCACAATGTGATTAATAGTACAATCCTTCATCGTTTCAATCATTGCTATATTAACTTACTGCCTATTAAGAATATTGCCACCATAGCCGCTATAAACAAAATTACGATTACCGCGTAACACATATTAGCTATATGATTAATGCGTCCTAGGCTTTTTTCTAATTCTTTATCTGTCATTTCATTTCTCCTCCACTAATTCATGGTTTTCGTGGATATTACCAATGGCTTTTACTTCATAACCATCAGCGCAGTTTAATTGTAGACCGCCACCTGGCGAACGACGCCGATATACGAATTGCGCTAAGGATCGGTGCCAAGCTACTCGCCAAACTCTACCGAAATTGCAGCGGACAATACTGCCGTCATAAATTTTTTCACCACATTTATCGACTGAATCTATATATTGCTCAATCACTAGCCGTCCCTCAATCGGAATCGGCTCATTCTCGCCCTCGAGTCTAGCTGATACAAGTTTGTCGCCTTGCCAATGCAGGGACACGACTTTGCGCATTCTTTTTTCTAGGTTGTCCCAAGCTCTGAATTTTATTTCACGCATTATTTTTCCTCCGGCTTCTTAATCCGCACGAGGCGGCATTTTGTAATATATGCACCTAAAATGCTCATGTTGTCGCCAGTTTCCAAAACTCTAAATACTGGTAATCCTAGGCCAAAAAGTTCTACAATTTGACACGTAAGGCGGATCTTATTGCCAGTATCTGGATCTATGTAAGCGACAGATACATAGTCATACATTCTTAGCTTGTCGTCGTCACCTATTTCCCAGTCGTCGTAGGTAAAATGGCTCAAAACCATATCACAACACTCTGCATGGTTATAGTTATAGCTGCTATGGTCTAGCGGCTCTTTAACGTAGCCGTCCCATAGCGGCTGGCCGCAATTGTGGCACTCTGGACGGCCAGCACAGTAACATAGGTCGTGTCCATCATTGCATGACAGCGTGCGAGGGTCTCCTGGCTGTTTTAGATTGGTTGATTGCTCACTCTTTTCCATCATTATCACCTCTGTTATTTTCGTTGATCGTTGGTTGATTTTTAATAGCTGGATAAACTCGACGAATAAGTAGCCTACGATAAGGTTCCTTACCGTCTATAGTTAGCTTTATGCCGTTAAGCTTTGATTGTCCTAGTAATTCAAAAAACATAATCTCACCATCTTTGTTTTCTTGAGTATAAATAGCGTTTTCCGATGGAGTCCCATCTGACCTTAGAAAAACAAGGTCGTCATCTGGAATATCTGATACTTTCATTAGATTTCCTCTCCATTCTTGTAGCATTTTGAGTAGCCCATTTCGCCACCAGCTGTTTTACAGCGAGCTTCAGTGTTCATGTTCTGAAGCTCTTGCTCGGACATTTGAAGTCCCCAAGCAATAAACAGTGCAAATAAAGTAGCAATTACTAAAGTTATTATTGCGGAAATAGCTATGTCGCTCCAACTATTATTAGATGAACTAAAATCAGTCTTCATTTCCGGCCTTTCTTTCTTCGTGCTTTAATCATGGCACGAGTGAGTTTCTTTTTAGTGTGCGGTTTTTTGGCAGACGGATACGTCATCGGCTTGCCGTCGCAGTGAGAACCTCGGCAAAACTCATCGCTTATATTCCGTACTGGTTTACCGCATATTTGACATGCTGGCCACATATATTGAAATCTCCTTTCTCTCTATGCAAAATTAGTGGTTTAGTTGACACTACCCTTGAAAATTACTATCGCACTCGGAAATGGTGCCGGGTTTGGTTGATCGTCAAACTTCAGCCTACCTTTTATGTAGCGGATTTCAGTTGCTTTCATACAGTAGTCGTGCCACCAGCGTGTGTCGGTTCGGCTGGGTATTAAAAACACGACTGTTTTGCCTTTCTTCCATTCTTGGTAGCCTTTTTCAATCCATTTTGGCAGCTCTCTACCATATGGTGGATTGACGTAGTTTGTACCCCCCCAATCGCTTGTCAGTCCATCGACCTTGCCGTCCCAATTAGCGGGACATGGGTCATGGTCGAACTGAAACTCTGAATCTAGCACCTGATAGACCGCTTTGGGTGTTCGCCAGTCCATTCTTAATGAGCTAAAATGTGGTTTAGTTGACATCACCGCTTCCAATCATCAGATGTCCATCTTCCAAAAATCTATGATATAAACTCTTGCCTGAGCTAGTGACTGTGTATGGCAAAAATACTTGTGTCGTCGTCACCATCTTCGTTTCTATGATAGCCACTTGAGCATCTACCCAATCTTTAGTAATACGCCAGGCTGTGCGACGTGCTTGTTCTTCAAGGCGACTTTTTGGTACAGCACGCTGGCGCTCTAACACTTGAGCAACCGGCCGCCAGTCGGTAGGTAGGCTAAATGCCAATTGTTGACCATTGAGCTCCAACTGAAAACTAAGAGCGACAACATTGCCTGTATCGTCATACTCGGTCATAATACGCTTTGCGCCAACATAGGCGAGCTTGCCTTGAATCTCGCTCAGTGTTTTTTCAACCGATATGCTCGTTGTGTAATTCTTCAATGCCATTATGAAACTCCCTATTTACACGATTTTGTGCAGTTTAGTTGATATTAGTCGTTTACCGATCATTCATCCTGTCTTGTATTACCTTGTTCTATTGCTTTATACATAGGCACTTCTGCCATATTGTAGCTAGCTAGCTGGGCTCGGGTTAGTTCTGCACGTTTTTCCTCTGTTAGTTCTTCGTTGTTGTCGCCCTCTGTCTCGTACTGTGCGAACAGTCTATGCTTTATTACAAATGCGATATTAGTTTCACGCTGTATTCGCTTTAACTCTGCACGATAGGCTCTCAGGAATAGATCTACGGCGTATTGTGCTTCTGCTGCCTGGGTTGGGGTACATACGGCTATAAAGCCTTTTAGGGCGCGGTTGTGTCTACTCCTCGACGTCCATAGCTCGGGGTGCTCTTTACTGGTTGCAAATCTATACATAACCTGTGCCGCTATTGTTTGCTCGCTTTTGGTTAGTTTGCCCGTTACAATTAGGTGTTCGCTGCATTTTTCTGAGGTGCTGTTGATCAGATCCTCGTATGATAGCCCCTGTTTGGCGCAAATCCTTTGTAGGATACGCTGGGCGGCTTCTTTCTCGCCACCTATACCAGTTCGAGCGAGCTCAACTATTTTTAGCATTCGCTCGTCTACTGTGTTGTTGTTTGTCATAGTTCATACCATCCATTCATTATTTACATCAACCACATAACTGGTTGGCTACATAAGCAGCTAGGAAAAACCTCACACGGGACTTAATTTACATCTGCCCGTTATCAGCTAATACAGGTTAGGAACTGCACTTACTGCGATGAGCAACTAGCGACTACTAGTTCACTGCTCATATAGCCAGTTGACAACACCAGGTGTATAGCATTAACATGTTTGTTAATTTAGTTGATGTTGCCAGTTGAACAGACGATACACGTTGCACTGCGGTTGTATGAGCCGACTCACAACGTTTCACGATTTTTGCCTGACACGCCGGGGTGGGATGGCGTACGGCGGATAAGGAGTGTGCATATCATCTGTCCAGTTGAATAGACAATTGGGTGGGCTCGAACCACCGTCACGTACGTGTTGCAACACGGCTCTACCATCTGATTTACAATTGTCTATCCAGTTATGCGGTTGATGTTAATGTTCACCCAGTTTTTTGACGTATGGTAGGTCATTGGTTAATAGCTTTTATATGTTCATGTTCATCTGCGAATCGCTATCAATACGCTTCTTGCCAGTCACGAGGTAGCGTAGGTTTTCGCATGCGGTTTATTCTTCTCGTCGCTCCAACGAACGGTGAATGTGCAATTCATCATGCAGCCGCCTCCAATTTCTTCCGTTTGCGGCGTTGCTTTTTGCGAAGTGATTTTTTAGTCATTTGGATCCTCGATCGTGCCGCCAAGTAATTCAAGGCGTTTGGTAAACTCTTTCTCAGCCTCTTCGTCGTTGGGTGAATAGAATGTTTCAAATCCAATACTGAAATCAAACCCGATTTCACCTAGTCTAGGTATGCCCTCGTATCGAAGATTGAATCGTTTACCGTCAATGTCAGCGTTGACCAATCTATACGCCTGCTTGCCGATCCAGACCATATGTGGAATTGTGAATGATGTGAACCCTACCATTTTCTACAGCCCCACAACCCACAATATTGCTTTAACCAATACTGCTATAATAACCACCCCGATTAACGAAACTAAAATCCCGCCAATCAGATAGCCTATAGCATCTGCCATCTTTTTCATTTTGCTATCCACGGCTGCCTCCTGAAAATCTATCCAAATATTTATTGTCAGTTAATTTGTTCAACTGTTCTTCAACTGCCTCATCGGACAGCCTTTCATAAACTCGTCGGGATCGCCAGTCGCGTATTCTACCGACTAACATTTTTAATAGCTTCATATTTTTCCTCCCTGCTATTATTTTTGTTGACCCCTCAGAGCTGCGGGCTCTTACTATTTACACCCACCAGAGGTGCGGATAGCGTCAAAAAGGTACTAGGTGCTTTGATAAAAGCTATCCTAAAATTGCGATACTACCCGCAGCTTTGAGAGGTCAACGTTGTTTTTATAGATATCTTAGATATTTGTTGTTCGTATAAACCGACCACGCCTTGTACCCCTGTCCTCGCCAGATTTGGTAAGCACAAGCAACATTTGTGGCTGGATCGTGGCTGTCGCAATTCTCGCGTCCCGGTAATATTCTTACTTGAAACAGCGAGACTGAATATCCATATGTTCGGCTATTCGCTTGAAACGTTAAGGTTTTATCGCCAGTTGAGCCTGGATTGCAGTTGCTCTCTGCCTGCATGATCGCCATCATTATACGAACATCCCAGTTGTATTGCGCCACCAACCCCCGATAAGCTTCGCACCCTTGTGTGGGTCGAGCGGGCGCTGATGACGCTTGTCTCACCTGATTGTTAATGTGCACAGCGCTTTGTTCTGACGACGGCTGCTGCTTGACCGCCGCTACTGTTTTGACGGCTGAACTTGCGTTTCAATCTTGACGTTTCTGACAATATTCGCAGCCTCGTTTTTAACCTGGTCGTGAATATTACTTGCGTAAATCGTGCCAGCGATGAAGGCGATTATGCCTGTCACCAGCGCAGTGATTACGATTGTTTTGATTGTTTCAATTTTTGAAGTTTTCATTTGCTTCTCCTTTTTTAATTGTTTTTCTTGTTCTTTAGCTTTCGCTTTCGCTAACTTGGTTCGGTTTGCCTTAGTGTTAAATCTATGCCACCTAGGCTTCTCATACTTGAGCTCGTATTCATCTAAACTACTCATAGCGCGCCCTGGCCTTGTAATCCCCGGTGAAGTATTTCGATTTCTTGCGATTCGTCTCGCTCGGCTCTACGGTGCTCATCGGCAATGACAGATATCTCGCTAATGATGTCGATATCTAACAGTGTCATCTGATCATAGAACCAATCGCCGAGGTCGAACCGATCGCAAAAGATTGCTAGAGGCTCGTCATTGATTTGTAGATCGAGAACCAACTCGTCTAACTCCTCCGAGGTCTTCTCGAAGAGAACCTCGCAGAGAATTCGTGTTATTAGCTTTTGATCCATCTGCCCCTCCTAAAACGGTATTTCGCTCAAATCGACAGGCTCGCCAAGGTCAATATCCTCGCTTGCTTTCGTATGACTGGTCGTTGTATTTGCTGCTTTAGCGTCGTCTTCAGCATATCGCTCAGTCGCTGGTGCGGCGTTGCCGCCGCCCTTAGTGTCGCTCAAAAGCTGGAACTGATCGATGATAACTTCAGTAGCTTTGCGCTTGATATCATCTTTCTCCCAGATTCGTGTTTGTAGGCGGCCAGTAATGCCAATCTGTTTGCCTTTCGGTGCATATTCCGCCAGTAGTTCAGCCGCTTTATTCCAAGCCACGCAATCGATAAAGCTTGCGTCAGCATCTTTGCTGTAGCCGTCAACCGCTAGTGCGAATGAGGCTACGGACTTGCCACTGTTAGTCGATTTGACTTCAATGTCGCGGACGACACGGCCGATTAGGGTTACGTTATTAATTGCCGCCATTGTCTTCCTCCAAAATTACCTCTGCATCTTCAACCTCTAGTGATGACCCTGGTTTATTATCAGCGTATTCGTCGCCAACCTTCTGATCCTCAGCAATTGCCGTTTGCATTTCGATACTTAATGGTGCGTAGCGACTTAGTAGTAGTTTTAATACGGTCTTTTTCGCCATAGCGTCAAAGTTGTCCTTCCAAACACCATAACCGCTTTTGTAGCTTTTTGAGTATCTTTTAGCGTGAGCTTCAATTTCCTCGTTGCTCATGAACTCGGCCTTGCGAAAGCCATTCAGCAGAATAAAGTACGCCATATAGCCAATAGCCTTGCCTTCTTTCTCTGTTTGAAAGTTGAACTTTGGCTCGCCTGTAAAGCTATCAACACCAGCCAGTTCATTTTCGTAAACCGCTCGCGTCCCTAGGCTCTGAAACTGTCCAGTTTTCATTGCTAACTGAACAAATCCACGCCAACCCATCTGAAATTGTGCTTCCATCTTGCCCTTGTTTCGATAAGGCACGATGTAGGCAAAGCCCAGGTTTTGGTTGACTGGAAGGTCAAGCGTTGCTGCCGTCAGACAAGCATTGTATGTTGTCATCGGGTCGCATTCGGCGATTGTCGGACTACTGTTTGCCAGCGCTAGTACGCTAGTCAGAAATTGCCTGCCTTTATCGCCAAGTGTCCGCTCTGCCGACTTTATGATCGCGTCAGACTTTACCAACTGTTGCAATGTCAGTGGTGCGTTGCTTGCTTTTTGAATAGCTGTCTCTGTCACTGTTAGCTCCAATCTCCAAGGATAAGCACGTCATCCATGGTCTCGTTTATATTAAAGTTGACCTTTTCGAGGTCTGTCTTGCCGGAACGCTTGTCAAAGCGTTTGATTTCACCAACGATTCGCTCTAGCTTCACAAAGCCGCTATCGATAAACTCTGGCGACGCTGTGGCGACACCGACGCGATATGGCGCGACTGTCTCAGCCACAACCCAGAAGAACTCTTTGCTCTCGCACTCAGCGATTAGTGAGTAGAGTGCCGCCTGCAGGTCATAGTCCATTCGGCGTGCTTCCCACTTGAAATCGTCGAACCTGGCGGTGGTTTTGACATCGAGGCAATACTTGACTTCGTCGTCCTGAACGCCAACAACATCAGCTCGGCCAACCCACTCCTTGCCTTCGATTTTTGCCTTGAGAGGTATTTCGTGGCGGGCATTCTCGCCAAGCACTAGCTGATTTGCCAGCGGGTGGCTTTTAATCCGCTCAGCAATTGTGCAAATCGTCTCAAACTCGGCTTCGTCAATGATTGGCAATGTCTGTGCGTCGCGCCAGTCTCTCGCCTCTTTCGTGCGATAGTCTGGATATTGCTTGACCACGAACTCTTGCTCGCCGCCGAGTAGGTGTGCATGTGCTAACTTGCCAATATCTACAGCCTTGCCATAGGTTTTCTTAATCAAGCCAAGCTTCAATCCGACAGCGTAGTCAATGCCGCTGTGGTAAATATTCTTAGCTGATGAGTATGACCAGTGGTTAACATTTTTCATCATTGGTTTTTCCGTTTTCTCCATTTCCCCAAATTGTCAGAGGCCTGCCGACCCTCAAGGTTGTCGGTGCTCGAGCACCCAGCGGGTTTTCACCGCCAGCTTCTGGTCGCGAGCGCTCGCAGTCGCCCGAGACCTCTTCGCCTTTACCCAGCGTTCGGCAAAACACTGACAACTTGGATTAACGTTTATATAAAGCCAAATTGTTAAGTTCCAATGCTCTGTTTCGATTATTTTGCCTGCATGAAGTTATCTACAGGACAGATAGCCTCATGAAGCAAAATAAAAGACCAGCGAAATGCCGGTCTTTCTGATGCAAATTAAAAAGACTCGCATTTCTGCGAATCTACATTTTATGGAGCCACGATCGGGACTTGAACCCGAGACCTACGCCTTACCATGGCGTTGCTCTACCAACTGAGCTATCGCGGCATCTGATTTGTTACTTTTATGCCCGAGTCAGTAGTAGAACTATTCAAGATAAGTTTGTGGCTTACTATGATAGCGCTCTACCAACTGAGCTATCGCGGCGTAACAGGCTTAATTTTAGCATATTAAGCCGTGTTTAATCAACCGAGTTTATTTTTTACGAGTGGATTTTTTGGCTGTCGTGCTGGCTTCTTTTGGCAGCTTTGGCGTGACAAATGCCTCTATTATTCCCCATGCTATGCTATTGACCAGAAAAGTAACGAACAATATTCCTGAAGCTGACGCAGCCAAGTGCGCTGACGAAGCGTTAAATAATGTCAATAATCCTGCCACGGCCAGCCCGATTATAGCCAGCATAATATATGCGTATTGTAGTTTTAATCTTTGGTTTTTTTCGCTATTCCATAATGCCAGGATAGATTTTGTAAATTCAAACATGTTCATATAATAGCACATATGCTTATAAAAGTCAATAATGTATGCTTTTCCCATCTAAAAAATCGCCCGTAAAGCCTAGCGATAAAATCAAGGTCGCTTTATTAGAGCTGTAATGAAGTTTAACAAGTCATTCGCAGAAATAAACTCTTCTCCTTTATCCTTGGTAGCTTTCTTTTTGGGTTGTTCTATTTTCTTTTCGCTAAAGAACTTGTCGGCTAGTTTGATGAGTAGCGCGTCGCGCCGCTCCTTATCAGCAACGTCTTCTAGATAGGGGCGTACTGCACTAAATTGTAGCGCCATATGCTCTGATCGCCGTTGTGCTTGGCGATGCTCCGCTGCTTGTTTTGCGGCATAGGTAGCCAATCCGCCAAATGCAGCAGCTACAGAGAGCCGAGCGATGAGTTTTTGCCAAACCATCTCACCCGTTGCTTCATGCGCAAGGATTGCCGCAAAGATAATAGCCAAGAAAATAGATAGTGCAGCAACGATTTGCCATACAAGAGACGATAGCCACTCGCGTCTTGCATTCTTTGAGTAGTCGCTAATAAGCGCATCTTGGCTTACTATGCCAAGTAGTTTTTCTGCCCGATTCTTTGCGTCTAATGTTGCCTGTGCGCCTTTTTCGGCAGCCTTGTTGATCATGTCGGACTTCTCATCTGCTTTTTTTGCTAGCTTATCAAGCGCTACATCAAGCTCACCTTGCTTCAGCGAAATGAGGTCTGTGAATTCCTTTTGATCGTTCTGTTTGAGCAGTGTTAAATGCGGCAGTTTGTTCTGTCGCTAGCTTATTTGCGGCCGCTTTAACTGTTTCAAGTTGTTCTGATAGTTCTTCGCTTTCGGTTGCGATGTTCTCTAGCCTTTTTCTAGCCACAGCAATATCATTGTTTATAGCCCCTTTTGCTTCGGATATTTTCTCGTCAATCGTTGCATCCGCAAGCGAACCTTTATCCTTAATTGTCTGAGTGATTTTCTCAACAATTCGCTTTTGTTGTCCGGCAGACCGTCTGATACTTGTTATTGCAGCACGAGCTTCTGGCAGGTTAATTGTTGGCGAGAGCGCACTTATAGACTGAATAATTGAGTTTGTTTCGTTAAATGCATGGACGTTTAGGTAGGTAGAGTTTTTTGTCGACATCCAGCTGTCAAGGTAAGAAGAGATATTTGATAAGTTTGATGCAATACTAGTTGCTGCATTCATATTCATGAGCTCAGTGGGTGTATTCTCGCAAACAATATTCAACTGTTCATTAACAGCCTTGATGCGATTAAGGTGTGTTCTATCTTCTACAGATAAAGCTGCCTCATCATATGTGGCGAGTTTGTCGCTTAACGACTGCATGTGCGCAGCCATTTGTGTTTCGTCAAATTTCTGTTCCCAAGGGTTCATCTCACAGTTTTTCTCCGGTCTTTATAATATTATAATAGTTGTCGGGGAGGATATTTGCAATACAAGCAATAGTATTTTGTAAAATGT